AGCACGGCAACGCTTTCGAAGTCGCCATCGGTGATGATCGGGATGAAGGCCAAAACCTCCTGATCGGGCTCATAGACCATGCAGACGCATGAGCCGTCCTCGAGGATGATCCAGATCCGCGTATCCGGCCGGCGCTGGACTGCGATCGACTTGACGCCGGAAGAGAAGAGATCGGTCGTAAGCTTGCTGATCTGGGTGGCCCGATAGTCTGAAACGCCGCCATCGAAGGTCAATTCCATCAAGGAATTACCGGCACGCTCCACGAAGATGCCGCGCGTGTCGATCTTGACCGGATCAAGGGCGGCAACGCCAGTCGTGGACGAATCCCGAATGCCGAAGTTCGTCGGTGTCAATGGCTCATCGAGCGAGGATGACTTGACGGTGGAGACCGCGCCCTCGGTCCCGACAAGCAGGCGCTGAAGGGACATCATCCACTTGGTATCATTGACGCCACCCGTCGAGATAGAGCGCGAGATCGGGCCGCTATCGCCTTCCGTCTCCTCATCGAAGCTCGAGAATGCATCGGAAACCGAGCCCCAGATCCGATCTTGTCCAGACCACCATAGCCGGCCGTCGGAGAGGACGACAGCAGAAGGCCAGACGGCATTGTCGGACCATTCGCCCTCACTCCAGTCGAGCGTATATTCCTCACGCTTGAACGACTTCAGGACTTCGACGCTGACGAGGGTCGATGATGTGAAGGCCGTTACCCGGCAGATCCCGTAGCCGCCGCCGCCATCATAGACGATTTGAGCAGTGACCGTGCCGGATGTGTATTCGCTCGGGCGAAAGCCGACACGATACCAATAGATCGAATTGTCATCCGTGTCGCCTGTCGTCTCAACCGTGTTGGCCGTCCATGACTTCACAAACACGAAGCCGGTGTCAGGGCCATCATAGGAGCGTTCAAGCGTGATTGTCCCCGCCCATATGCCCGTCAGAGTGACAGTAAAGTTCCGGTCGTTGACGCCGGTGCTGATGCCAGACACCCGGATCGGGTCCGTGTAGCTGTCGGCGGAGGAAAGGTTCTGCCTGACATACTGGCCGGAGTGCGACAGTTTGAACATCGCTCCGACATGGTCCGTCGTGAAATATGCCGCATTCGATTGCAGCGCCGTGTTGCCGTTCAATGCCTGCGGCCTGAGCCTGATGCTGGCTCGCCCGCTGATCTGGAAAGGGCCATCGTCGGAGAGGTAGAGGCAGACTGACCATGAACGCTGCGAACGCCGCTCGATGCGGCGCTGCTGGACCCCAGCACATGCGACATAGCAGACATCGGCCGATTGAGCGATGCGGACATTCGGGAGATCGGCCAGCAACCAAGGTGTCGGCAGAGACATGACGCCGGCCGCTTCGACCTGAATGCTGTCGACGATCTTGTTGATGATGATGTTCGTGCTGGAGAACTGGACGTAATACGATCCGGACGGCGTGAAAGCCAGGGAATGCGTGCCTGTCGCAAGCTCTGTATCTGCAATGTAGTCGTCGGCGCCAGTAGATGAGCCGCAACGGAACGTGACCGGGCCGCGATCGACCACGATGCGCAGCGCATGCTCAATGCCGGGAGACGAAGTGGAGACCAATCGGCCGCACTTGGCGATGGCGTTGACGTTGTTGGAGTTCAGCGTCAGCTTGCCGCCGGAGATAATGGCCGTTCCGCCGTCGACGCCGGTCGTTGTCCAGCCCGCACCAGACGAGAAATCGCCATTGGTGACGGTGCTGGAGACTGCCGCCCGCGTGACCACCGTATCATCTACGAAGACTCGCAGCGCCTGACTGGAGAATTCCAGCAACGCGGCATCGGTGGCGCCGAAGATGAACTCCTTGAGCCTGCATTCCACACTGCCGGCGGACGGTGTCAGATACTGAAGGCCGGGACGCATGAAGCCGGGGCCGGTCGCACGGCAGAGAAGGTTCGTCTGGTCCTCGGCAGCCAGGCGCATGCGCTCCAGATCGACGCGCGGCAAAGCGGTCTTGTCCTGCACGCCAACGGAAAAACTATGTAGGTATGTGCTCGCTTTAGCCATTGAACGCCACCGTCGCATGCGTTAATGTAAGCTTATGGCAAATCATCAAATTGATATCTCGAATCAACAGTTTGGCCGACTTGTTGCGCTTCATGTCGACCCCTCTCCATCTCGTAGGAAAAAATGGGTTTGCCGCTGCATATGCGGCAATACCGTTTCTGTTGACCGTTCGAATCTAATAGGCGGCGGATCTACATCTTGCGGATGCTCAAAAGGCACCCATGGACACAGTCGAGGCGGGAAAGTAAGCATCACCATGTCGAGCTGGGGCTCGATGATCCAACGCTGCACCAACCCACGCTCACCCGCTTTTGAGCACTATAAAAGCCGAGGGATTTCGATCTGCGACCGCTGGAAGAGCGGCGTAGGTGAGAAGTCCGGCTTCACTTGTTTTCTCGAAGATCTTGGTGAGCGGCCTTCACTCAAGCACTCAATTGAACGCATCGACAACAATGCTGGCTATTTCCCCGGAAACTGCGAGTGGGCCACGAAGAAAGTCCAAGCGAGGAACAGGACGACGACCCATTTCTTCATGCACGAAGGCAAAGAGAAGACCATCGAAGAGCTTGCGGCCGCGACTGGCTTGACCATGGAATCACTGCGCTGGCGTCTCATAAGAAAGAAAATGTCGGTTGATCAGGCTCTCTCACTGCCCGTGCAGAAGGGCATCAGGTTCAACCGCACTGTCCCTCTTGTTCTTGTCGAGTTCAAAGGCAAGATGCTGACCCTGCGTCAACTGTCAGAAGAAACAGGGATTTACCTTGGAACGATAAAATATCGGCACAAGCACGGGCTCTCCCTGCCTTACCCACGATAGCGATCTCTCGGGTTGCCCCAGTTGCGGGAGCGCGTCCAACTGCCGGGAGGCTTCTCTCTCACCCGCTCGTCGACCGCGTCCTTGGTCTTGGCGTCCTGAAGGCGGCTCTTGAAGAGTTGATAGAGGTCGTTGCGGTTGCCCTTGTCCGAGGAGATCGGCAGGCCGCATTCGAAGGCGAGATAAGCCTCGATCGCCTTGGCGAAATGCTGCCGCCATGCCCCGACGTTGCGCCCGTAGGCGTCATCATTGGAGACATAGCGGACATAGATCGTTTCAAGGCTCACATGCCAATAGCTCGTCTCGTCCTCATAGGCGCGGATGCCCTCGCAGAAGTCGGCGGTTTCCGAGATCGAGACGGTGCGGACCCAATCCGCCGGCTTGGAAAAGGCATGATCGAAGCCGAAGAGCGGCTCGATATCCTCGTCAAAGGAAAGCTCAACCGTGCGGATGGCGAAATTCCACATGCCGTTTTCAAGCATGAACTGGATACAGCTATCCCATGCGCCATCGAGCGCGCGCTTCTCCGGCCGGTCTTCGGCAAGAGAGGCGAGGTTCGACGGGCCGAGGAGCCTGAGGGCGCCGCGGTAGATTTCCAAGCGATCAGCCATGTTCTACTCGTTCATGCGATAGAGGATGCGGGTGAGGAGGCCTTGCGCGACAAGGCCGTCGGGACACGCGCTGACGAAACGGGAAAATGAATCCCCGTCTTCGTCTTGGCGGTAGCAAATAACCATCGCTGTCGGGCTGGCTTTACCGCTATCGATATCACGCAGCATCTCGATGAGGATGTCGCGTGGCTTGCCGACATCGCAGCTAGGGATCTTCTGCCGCTGCAACTCGCCGATTGTGAGCGGGTGGTTGGCAAAATCCTCTGTCATGCCGCGATGCCTTGAGCGCGCTGCGAATGCGTGACGGCCGATTGGATGGCCTCGACCTTGGACTTGTGGTTGCGGCTGATTTCAGCCCCGCCGTCCTTCAGGCGAGCCCGCCAGCCGGTTTTCGGCGTGTGGTCGATGACGTAGCCGTCGGGAATGCTTGCCTCGATCCTGGCGCGCTCCTCGTCGGAAAGCTTGGCGGCCGGCGCTTCGTCTTCCCACTTGCGCAGCACGCGCATCTCGACATAGCCATTGCCCTTGCCGGTAACCCGGAGCGTGGCGTCGAAACGCTCGCCGATGACGTCGACAAGGTCATGGACACGCAGCCGATCGACATGGTGCTGCCAATAGCCGGGAGTGGTGACGTCCTCGATCGAGTGATCCGGGTCGACAACGACATGGTGTTGGGTGCGGACATACTCCGCGGCATTGCGCATTTTCGTGGGGT